AATCATCGAGTAATCATCGAGATAGCATCGGTTTCGGGAATCGTACAGCGCAAAGGCCGCAAATCTTGGCCGGCTTTTGAAAACTGGCCTGTAGAGAATCGCGCACAGACGATATATCGACGTAGCATAACGGTATATCGACGGTGCGAGACGTGCATAGAATCGGCCTTTGACATAGAACGTATGTTCTCAGTGGCCAAAATCGGCCAAATCGCGCCCACGGGCCGGCAGTGTAGCACCTTTGGGCGGGTTGACAGAACCATGCCCCCATGATACAATGGTATCGTCTCTGCTCCTATGATGGGCGGCCCGGCTCAAGCCTCCGTTCTGCTGGCAGCGGGCGAGGGCGTGGAAATGGGGACCACACGCGGCCAGGCCGCCCGGCTTGTTCTGGTGTCAAGATGCCTTTGGGCGGGCGTCTTTTCATAAGAGGCGCGGCCATTACCCTCCCCCCCAGGTAGTGGCCGCCCTCGTCAACTTTTGGATGTGCATCCAAGAATGACAGCGACCATCGCGGCCATAGCGGCCATCATCGGTATACTTGGGGAGGGCACGCGGTATACTGGGCCAGTGGGCAACCCGCTTTTCTGTAGTCCGCCAGGCGGCCCGGATCTCCACTATACCGCGGAACTACTAGCCGCCCGGCCTTGGGTTGCCTTGGCCGCGGGCGGCCCTTGGTCTTGTGGTGACCCTATCCTTGTAATCCCTCGCAATGCTCCGCACCAAGCCTTCCTTGCCGACGCCCTAGACGCTGGCCCGTGGGCCGAATTGTACGTGGCCACACGTGGCGGCCTTTCGCCCATCGTCGTGGACGTGCCGACAGAGTTGGCACCTTGGACGCCCAAGCTATCCGCTCCCGTGGTAGTGGTCAACCTGCGGCACGTGGCCGGCCAACTGGCCAAGGCGAGCACGTGCACGGAGGCCCAGGCCCTGGCCGCGGTTCGTGCGTGGGCGCGTGGCAGTAGGCCCGCGTTCGCGTGTGCCACGCTTGTGGCATAGGGAGGGAACCGTGTTACCTATACTCGACCCAAGGCATCCGTTCCGGCTAGACCGTCGCCACGAGATGCTTACGCCCACGGAGCAGATACACGAGTTGCTCGACAAAGGCAGTTATTACAATTGGCTCATGCGCAAGGCCAAGGCCGCGTTCGCCCGGCAAGAGGGCCGCGTGGCTGAGTTCTGGTATGTCCGGGCCGTCCAGCGGTGCGGGCACGCCTTGGGGTTATAGGAGGCAACCTTGGAGGAACTTCGCGCCCAGACCATCGCACAAGCGGACCTGGATGCCGAGCGACTTGGCCCTATTTCGTGGACCAACGAGACGCGCACCTTGGGCGAGCTTATGGGCGGGCGATGGCCGCGCAACCCGCGCGTAATCAACGAGGCCGAGGGCCAGCGGCTAACCAAGTCCATACAGCTGTTCGGCCAAGTGAAAACGTTCAATGTGTCGCCCAGTGGCAAGCTTCTAGATGGGCACCAAAGGAGCCTTGTCTGGACCGTGTTGCCACAGTATGGCCCGGATTTTCGCGTGGACGTGCGTGTGGCCTCGCGCGAGGGCGCGGAGGGCGTCATACTGGAAACGGGCGACGGCTTTGTGCGGGCGCGCCCGGTCGACGCGCCACAAAACGACGTCCAAGCCGGCATAGTGGCGGCCTTGCGGCCCGGCCAGGGCTTGGCCGTGGGCTTGGAGCAGTGGCGCGACCCCTCTTGGATCGTGGGCGATTCGCGCGACTTGGACGACCACGCGGGCGGCCTTTACGACTTCATCTTTACGTGCCCGCCATACTATGACCTAGAGGTGTACAGCGACGACCCGGCAGATGTAAGCAATGCCCCAACCTATGCCGAGTTCTTGGCCGTATACCGCGAAATCATTGCCAAGGCCGTGGCCAAGCTGAGGGAGGACCGCTTTGCGTGCGTGGTAGTGGGCGAGATCCGCGGCCCAGGCCCTGGCTACTATCGCGGCTTTGTGGCCGACACTATAGCGGCCTTTGAGGATGCCGGCATGCGCCTCTATAACGAGGCCATCCTGGTCACTGCCGTGGGGAGCTTGCCCGTGCGCACGGGCAAGGCGTTCCGGGCAACCCGCAAGATGGGCAAGGCCCATCAGAACGTCCTTGTGTTCGTAAAGGGCGACCCACGGGCCGCGACTGAGGCCGTGGGTCCAGTGGCTGTCGCGGACTTGGGCGAGGGCGTGGAATGATGCATACCATAGGATGCATAAAGCCATGACAGTGAGCGCGCGCAAGGCCGCGGAAATGGCCCAAAGGCGGGCACACGTGGCCCGGCTGTACCTCATAGAAAAGAAGGCCCAGGCCGTCATCGCCCAGGCCCTAGAGGTTAGCCAAAGCACGGTTAGCCGGGACTTGACCGAGCTACAAAAGCAGTGGATCGAATCGGCCCTTGTGGACATCAACGAGGCCAAGGGCAAGGAGTTGGCCCGCATTGATGCCTTGGAACTGGCCTACTGGGACGCTTGGACGCGGAGCCTACAGCCGACCACCAAGAGCACGCAAAAGGCCGTCGAGGGCGGCATAGGGCAAAGCCGCAAGGAGGCCAGCAAAACGACAGAGGAAACCGTGGGCGACCCGCGTTGGCTTGCCGGCGTCCAGTGGTGCATCTCCGAGCGGTGCAAGATACTCGGCCTTTACGCCCCCAAGGCCGTGGCCGGCCAAGAGGACGACGGTGCCTTGCTGATAAGGTTGGATGTGTAGATGGCCGAAATAGCCTTTTCCGACCTTTGCACGTTCACGGCCAAGCAGATGGAGGCCACGGCCACGGCAGACCAAACGCTGTACACCTTGTTCGGCGGGTCGCGCGGGCCGGGAAAAAGCCACTGGATTCGATGGTATCTTGTGCGGAGGCTCCTACACTGGGCCAAGCAAGGCTTGAAGGGCGTGCGGGTTGGGCTGTTCTGCGAGGACTATCCAAGCCTCACAGACCGCCACGTAACCAAAATCAAGACCCAGTTTCCGCCCTGGCTTGGCCGCGTGCGTTCGTCGCGGCTTGATGGCTTTGGCTACTTTCTTCACGAACGCTATGGCGGAGGCGGCATACTGCTCCGCAACCTAGACGACCCAACCAAGTATCAGAGCGTGGAGTTTGCCGGCATAGCCGTCGATGAGCTAACCAAAGACCCGGAATCCACTTTTGATACCTTGCGCGGTTCCCTACGCTGGCCGGGCGTGCACGACCCGTTCTTTATCGCGGCCACTAACCCGAACGGCGAGTATTTCAAGTGGGTCCGGCGCTACTGGATCGAACGCGATTTGCCCGAGCACCTTGCCGGCCACGAGGACGACTTTGCCTATGTGGCGGCCTTGCCCACGGACAACCCGCACCTTGACCCATCATACTGGGAGATGTTGGCCACGCTTACGCCAGCATTGCGAAAGGCTTGGGTCGAGGGCGACTGGTATGTGGGCGTGGAGGGCCTTGTGTATGCCAAGTTTAGCCAGGCCAACGTCCGGGATGTGGGCTTTGTGCCGGGCCGGCCTTACGAAATCGGCATTGACGACGGTTACATAGACCCGCGGGCCGTGGTGTTCGTACAGAAGCAAGGGGCGCATTATGTGGTCTTTGACGAGCTATACCAACGCGAGCACCTAGAGGAAGAAACCGTGCGGAGCATACTGGCCAAGGCGTACCACTGGGCACCACACGCGGCCCTCGCGCCCGAGGACCGGGCCACGGGCCACAAAGACCCCTGGCCGGACGAAATCAAGGAGAACCGCGAGCTTGCGGGTTGGCTTCGGCGTCGTGGCGTGCCCTTGCCCGAGATAGCCGCGGTCGCCCACGAGGCCGCGGCCTTGCGCAAGCGGCTCCGAGCGGCCGATATCCCGGCCCGGAATTGGATGGCCCGCAAGGCCGGAGGCGGCCAAAGCACGCGGAAGGCGGCTATACGCGAAACCCGTGCCCTGGTGCTAGACGGCAAGGGCCACAGAACGCTCTTGGTGCATCCACGATGCAAGGCCCTCTTGGACGAGGTGCTAACCGGCTATAAAAACAAGGAAACCCGCGACGGCTATGCAGACGAGCCGGCAGACGGGAACGACCACGCGGCCCAAGCCTTGGAAAACTGGGTTTGGCTCCGCGGAAGGGCGGCATAATGCCAACACTGCGACAACGATGGCAAGCGGCACGGGCGGCTTGGCAGCAAGGCGGCCAGGGCAAGGCCATTTCGCACCATCCCGAGCTTGCCGACCGCGAGCACGTATACAGTTCGGGCGGCAAAGCCGTCGCCCAGATCTCCGGCGACTTCGAGAGCTATGCCCGCGTGTACGAGGTCTATGCTTGGGTACAAAAGGCCGTTCGCAAGTATGCCGATGCCATTGCTCCCTTGCCCGTGCGGGTTGTGGACGGTGCCGGCAAGGCCATCGAGGCCCATCCAGTGAGCGAGCTTTTGGCATACGTTAACCCGGACACCTCGCCCGTGGACCTATGGAACGCCTATTGCGTGCAAAAGCTCCTTGGAGGCGAAACGTTCCACGAGTTGCGCGACAGCCGGGCCGGCGTGCCCGTGGAACTGTGGCCAAGGCGGCCCGATCTCGTGGATGTGGTGCCCGATGTGGCCGAGCCTCACTTTCCACGTGTGGCCGGCTATGTGTACGACGAACGCGAGGTGCCCTTTGAAAACGTGGTGCACGATAAG